CATCACGTTCGGGTCGAGCCCGGCGCCCCCCGAGGTTCCGAGGCCGACCTCCATCATCAACTCAAATCGGCTGACAAACATCCGCCGCACGTCTGGATTACGCCACAACGGGGGAGGAATACGCACGCGCCGAATCACCGACCCGTCACATTCCGTGGTGGTAGTGTTGTCCATCACGCACAGGAGCCCGCTGTTGCGGTCCCCCACAAAGTGCTTACTAAAGCCGTAGGCGTGACTCCGCGGCGACCAGAGGTCGAAGTCGCCCTCCGCCGAATCCCAGACGCCGCGCTCGTGCCACACCCCACTCACCATGTCGTACACCCAGGTGGCATTGGCGGTCGGAAACGTCAGGCAGTAAAAGATGTGGCCCTCATCGGAATAGACTACCGCTTCGGCGTCGGTAATCTTCGAGGTGCGTTCATAGCCCGCAATGGCCGTTTCGACAGCATGAGTGCTAATCCGTACCGGGTTCGGCCCCTGTGCGCTGACCACCATTCCCGCCCCGTCGGCAGTGCGTGAAAGCCAGCACATCGTCTCCCCGACGAGCTTGACCGACCACGGTGCAGGAGTGCCATAGCTAAAGACCGCTCCCGGCACCGGGGCAAACGGAAACGGGCTGGTGCCCGCGTCATACCAGACCTCGCCCGTCTGTTCGCCAATCAGCCAGATCTGGCGGTTTCCGTCCACGACCATCGCCCGCCAGGGATCGGGCGCAATGCTGCGCTGGGCGAACTGGGTCGCGTCCCAGGTCGTCCCATCGTTCAAATCGCTAATCCGAAATTTCGAGGTTGCCGTGTTAAACGCTAGGAAATAGCCATCCAGCATCCCGACCTGGACGCAATCACCGGTCAAGACCGTGGAGACGCCGTTCGTGCTGAGATTGAGGAGATACCCGTTGGTGCCGCTGGCAATCAGAAGCTCATTGCCCGCATCGCCGTTGGACGCAATCGACGCGGGATTCGAGTCTTGCACCACGCTGCCCCGGCTGGTGGCCGTCGCGGTCGTGAAAATCTCGTAGATCGTGGGGCCAATCACGCCATGTACACGACCCGCCATCGAAAAGAGCGCCCGCGTATTGACCTCCGGAACGGTTAAGAATGTGGACTGCCCAGGCGTGGGCAACAGGGCTCCGCCCCACGGCACGACGGGCTGTGCAATGTGCTCCGGATACCAGTTGACCGTCCGCTCCATGTCGGCCATCGGGCTTTGCAGCTCATACGATCCGGAAATGAACCCTGGATACAGCACTAGGTATCCGAAAAAATGTTATATGGCCATCCGGCTCCGCCAAACAAGGTGCCAGCCACGCCAGAGGACATGTCCGAGAGCCGCATGTTGGCGCGCTTTACATCCGCCTTGCTTTCCATCGCGGCCACTTGCAATGCAGGCGTCACGCCCGCATCAAACGCCGATGACAGCTCCAAGGCTAGCCCCGTCCGCAAGAACCGACGATACCCCGCCGGGAGCGCCACGGTGTCGGTCACGGCGGCAAACTCACTGACCGGCGTGAGTGAATAAATCACCCCCTCGAGCGTGGTGCTCGTAGGGATCGGATACGGGATGAGGACGCCATAGCCGCTGGCATCATAAGTCGGGTTGTAATACCAGACCTGTGGAAAGGTCGAAGTCAGCGTTTTCTGGGCAATGGCATCATACGCATCTTCAGTCAGTGGCGGCCCGAGATTGTATTCAATGGTCGTATCGGGCGCAGTGTCTTGAAAGCCAATGTTTTCAATCGCCAGCGGACCCGTCGGTCGTGCAATGTTGACCGTCGCCCCCGACCCGATCGCGTAGGAGGCGGTCCCGGACACGATCGTCCAGGTGGTGCGCGTGAGGGTATAGACGCTCAGTCGCTCGGTCGCCAGTGCGTTGATCCAATCGTTGAGACGCGACAGGCCCAGCGCCGCATCGTCCGCCGAGACCACTTCTCCGGTCTGGATCACGCGGAGGTCTTGCAGGCTTGCCGTAATGAGCTCTTGGACGGTCATGTCATCTAGTCTTGATACATCGCGTTCATCAATGTCGCCGTCGTATTCGTGCTATTCACGCGGATGCACTTGAGGTCGAGCATCGTCCCAGCGGTTACCGTGAATGGCGCGATACTTCCGTCCTCGAAGACCGCAACAACGACACCCGCTCCGCCCACGAAAATCGCGTCCGCAGGGATCGCCTTGGTTGACGCATTCGCCGCATAGGTGCTCCCGTCGAAATTGACGGTGTCAGACTTCGTAATGACGTCCGCGCCGATGAAGGTGCCGCTAGTTTGGGCCATTGTCCGTCACCTTCTTCTTGTGGTGTGATCGCTTTTTCGGTGCGGGCACGTCGGCCACATGCTCATGCGTGGCCGCATCGGCGGCAGCCGCCTCGGCCTGGGCCTGTGCGCTCATGCGCTGATCACTAAAATGCCGCTTCGCGGCAGTGTCAGCAATGTCGATCTGCACACGCTCGTATGCCATCAGGGCGTCTTCGGGAGAGTCCGACCACCCTTCTCGATAGGCGCGCTCGAGTCCCTCCTGACCCTGCACGATCAACTGACAGGACCGGGAAAACGCCTCAGCTTCGGCATCTCCCACAGTCGCCAGGGGGTCCCCGCACATCACCTTCCCATTCGACCGGGCATGGGCCTTATACAGCATGACCGGAAACGGCTCAATTCCATTGGCGTTGAAGCCGCCCAGGCCCTCTGGCAGATTCCACTTTGTCACCTCACGGGCATAGTCGGAGTCTGGATTGTGAACAATAGCCATAGTTCATCCTTTGTGAAAAACGGGAGGCGAGGACACTTCCCTGCCTCCCGTTCATCGAGTATCCGCGTTACGCGATGGCTACGTCGATTGCCGTCAACGTGCCGCTCATCGGTGAGGAGGCCGGGACCCAACTACTATTGGCCGCCACCAACAGAAGGGCGCACTGCCCGCTCCCGTCAAACGTGCCAACGTCGTACCCGGACCCCGCATCGCCTAGACCCGCCGTATACGTCACGGTGTGGGCCGCTTTTCCGTTCGCCACGATATTGAGATAAATACCGTCTTGCGAACTGTCAGGATCAGCGATCGTCATTGCCAGCGCGTCGGTGCCGTTGATGATCGCCGTCGTCCACTGCGCCGAACCAAAGGACACGGCCCCGGCTGCGGAATAGGACGTGGTGGTGAACGCAATCAAGCCCGGCTTGAGATTGGACGTCCCCGGTGACGGCACGGTAAAGTCCGCCGCCGCGCCATGCGTGACATTGGCCGAGGCCGCGTGGGTGGTAGTCACCGTGCCGTTTTGGCCTCGGACCACATTCACGGTGGTGCCGCTGACATAATCTTGCGTGACCTGCATAAATTCGCCGTCCACCAAGACCAGCCGTCCGGCCGCCACTGACGTGGCTGACGCCACGACAATGCTTGTGTCCGTCACCACGACGGCGCTACTGAGAGTTGTTGTAGCTAGTGCCATGATTAACCCCAGACCCGCGAGGCAAGTCGCGCCTGAATGGTGGCCGCGCCAATCAAAATGTCCAGCCTGCTGGGATTCTGATCTGTACCGATCTGGTACTGCTCGACCATCCGAATGGAGAACCCAAGCGACTTAGATCGGACGGTGGTGCTGTTCGCCCCCGCGCCTGGCTTCATCAAGTCTGCCATCACAAACGCAAAGGCGTCCGGATGATAGACCAAGGACTGCGGACTCGTGTAAGTCGCCAGCGTGCCCCCGGCCGCCGCCGTCGCGCCGAGCACGGTAATCACCGCATTGTTTGCCGGACTCGCCGAGACGGTTTGAAGCGCCCCGCTGGTAATAATCGAGGGCGAAATCGGCAAGGTGGCCATCGCTCCCGAGGCATCCGCGGTCGTGGCAGTGACAACGAACTGCTGTAACCGTCCATTGTCCGAATAGGACAAGGGGTTCACGCTGTTGACGCCCGCAATCGTAAAGACGTCGCCCTTGTTGAGCGTCGCCGCACCAGACGCCCAGCCATCAGTGGAAATCGTGCTTCCCGTCTGACTCGCGCCATTCACCAGCGGGGTGGAGGCGGTAAAGGTGCCGGTCGTATGCGTCGGACGCACCGGATCCTGCAACCATTTGTCCACGCCCAACTGTTTGCGCCCAAACATGCCCTCTTCGTAATTCTCGGAGATGACAGCCGTGGGGTTAAACAGCGACGAGGTCGTATTCGCCAACGTACTCATCGCCAGCGGGTCGAGGACGGCCACGCGGCCCCGCAAGGGGGTCGAGAGGTCCGTGAGCTTCACGCCCGCCTGGAGATAGGTCAACGTTGTACTTGGCGTCGTACCAGGGGTGCCCACAGACGAATAAATGTCCGTATACACCGCGTTGAAGGCCAGGACTTCGGCCGCATTGGCCAAGGCTTCCGACCCCGGCGTTACATACCGGGCTCGAATGTTGTCAAGCTCGGTTGTGGCCTGCGCCGAACTGTACCCAAACGCCACGTTCTTTTGGTTCGTGAGCGTAATCGGCACCGTCTGGTCGTACAGGTTTTGGAGCTGCAACGCCTGGCCGTCCGTGACGGTAAACCGCTGGGGCAGCCTGGCATTAACGGTATTGCCGACCTTCGCGCCGGCAATTTCGTACTGATCGTCATACGTCCTGTTGACATTCGCAAGAAACACGAGCTTGTTAATAAAGCCGCGCGCCACTTCCTTGGTCGTCCAGGATGGCGTGGCAAGTGTGTTTGCCATAAAGCGATCCTTTCGGTCTCTTTCGAGACTACAGACGCCCGTGCTTTCGATCCGTCGCGTTCATCCGACGGAAATGCTCATCGAACGACATTTCATCGGTTACGGCATCGGCATCGGGCGTATGAGGCGAACTCCCCAGCGGCTTGATGGGGGGTTTCGCATGACTGACAACTGGCGCGGAGCCGCGTGCTTCAGAAGCCGCGCCCAATCGTTCTTCAAGTTTGCCCATTTCTCGGTACACTTCGACCGGGTGCAGGGTGGACAACCGCTGAGATTCGTCTTGGTGGGCCGAGAGATACTGCAAGAGCTCGGCGCCCACCGGGCTTTCCATTGTGAGATGCTGCATCGGCATCGACATCGGCGTCTCGGCGTTCAAATGGTCATCGAACGTCGGGTCGGACGCCCGCGCCTCCTGCAACCGGGTCTGCCATCCCGCGTCGCGCAGGCGATCGGCTTCCTGTTCGGCCGCATGTGAGGCGTCATACGCGGCCAGGGTGGCCTGCTCCTGGGACCGTCTGTCCATCACAAACGTGGTGAGGGCCACCGTGTAGTCGTCGTACTGTTCAAATTTGTCAACCTGGGGCGCTCCCGGCATCTTTTTATAGCGCGCCCAGTCCGGTTGTGGCGGCGTGGCCGGTGTGGCGGGGTCGGGCCGCGCGGCGGTCATGGCGGCGAGTCGCCCTTCGGCCTCGGCCGCGCGGCGCTCCGCTTCCCGTTGCTTGCCAATGGCGACCTGTACCGCCGCGGTTGCGTCCTTCCGCCGACGCTGTTTCGTGTTTTTCTTCGCCTCAGAGTCAGCCTCGGGCTCACCCGTGGCCTCGCG